TCAAAAAACATTAGAAGACTGGGCTAAATTTAACATAAACAATAGAACTAAGCATGATGCTTCAATTAGTTCTGGTTTAGCAATTATGGCTTGTAATAAGAATAAATATAGGCCTATTCCAGATAGAATTAAATCTAAAATAAACTTAGGTATAAAAACATATAACAACGACGGAAGCTTATCTAAAATAATAAAATAAATGCAAATACAAACTTACAACGGTAGTTCTTTTCCTGATCAGGTGGTATCTGATGAAGTCAAAAATACTATAGACTATGGTAGACAAGTTGGTAGAGCTATCGAGGGGGATTGGTTTAGTGGCACTAGAACTGGCATTGCTGGAAGGTACAATACTAACTATAATAACTTTAGAAATTTAAGATTATATGCTAGAGGTGAACAGTCTGTGCAAAAATACAAAGATGAACTAGCTATTAATGGTGACTTAAGCTACTTAAATCTAGACTGGAAACCAGTTCCTATAATACCTAAATTTGTAGATATAGTTGTTAATGGTATGGATAGTAAACTTTATGAAATAAAAGCTTTTGCTCAAGATCCTGAATCATTAAAACAAAGAACAAAGTATGCTGAAACAATACTTAGAGATATTCAAGCTAAAGATCTTATAGAGCAAATAAAAAATGTTACAGGTATGGACATGTACTCTACGTCTAATCCACAAGATTTACCTCAAAATAAAGAGGAGCTAGATGTTCACATGCAACTTACATATAAACAGTCAATTGAAATAGCAGAAGAAGAAGCTATTAATAATACTTTAGCTTTTAACAAATATGATTTAATTAGACGTAGAATGGCTGAAGACTTAGTTATACTAGGTATAGGAGCTGTAAAAACAAGTTTTAATTTATCAGAAGGTGTAACAGTTGAGTATGTTGATCCAGCAAATTTAGTATATTCTTATACTCAAGATCCTAATTTTCAAGACATATGGTATGTAGGTGAAGTTAAATATATTAGCTTAAGTGAAATTAAGAAAGAGTTTCCAAATTTAACAGAAGAAGAATTAGAAACTATACAACAATATCCAGGTAGCAAAAGTTATAATTATCAGTTTAACGGAAGAAATGATGGTAACAGCATAGCTGTATTGTATTTTGAATACAAAACATATCAAAACCAAGTATTTAAAATTAAAGAAACTGCTACTGGTTTAGAAAAAGCTTTAGAAAAACCAGATACATTTAATCCTCCAGAAAATGATAACTTTGATAGAGTAGCTAGATCTATAGAAGTACTATATCAAGGAGCTAAAATATTAGGCCACGACTTAATGTTGAGATGGGAGCTTGCCAGAAATATGGTAAGACCTGAATCTAACTTAGTTAAGGTTAATATGAATTATACTATATGTGCACCTAAAATGTATAAAGGCCGTATTGAAAGTTTAGTTAGTAGAATGACAGGCTTTGCAGACATGATACAACTTACTCATTTAAAACTTCAACAAGTGTTATCACGTATGGTGCCTGACGGAGTTTTTTTAGATGTCGACGGTTTAGCAGAGGTTGATTTAGGTAATGGAACTAACTATAATCCAGCTGAGGCATTAAACATGTATTTTCAAACAGGTTCTATTGTAGGTAGATCAATGACTCAGGATGGTGGACCAAATCCAGGTAAAGTTCCAATACAAGAACTACAAACATCTGCATCTAGTGGTAAAATGCAAAGTTTAATTCAAACTTATCAGTATTACTTGCAAATGATGAGAGACGTAACTGGATTAAACGAAGCTAGAGATGGAAGCTCTCCTGATCCTAATTCTTTAGTAGGTTTGCAAAAACTAGCTGCTGCTAATTCAAATACAGCAACAAAACATATTGTGCAGGCAAGCTTATATATAACAGCTGTTACATGTGAGAATATAGCGTTAAGAATATCTGATGCGTTAGAATATCCTTTAACTAAAGACGCATTAAAATCTAGTATTAGTTCTTATAATGTAGGAACTTTAGAAGACATGTATAACTTAAATCTTTTTGATTTTGGTATATATTTAGAATTAGTTCCAGATGAAGAAGAAAAAGCTCAACTAGAAAATAATATTCAAATAGCTTTAAAAACTAATAGTATCAACTTAGAAGATGCTATAGAAATAAGAGAAATTAAAAACTTAAAACTAGCTAATCAAGTTTTAAAAATATCAAGGCAGAAGAAAGCTCAGCAAGATCAAGCAGCTGCACAAGCTAATATACAAGCTCAAGCTAATGCAAATGCAGAAGCTTCTGAAAGATCTGCTTTAGCAGAAATGCAAAAACAACAAGCTTTAGCTGAGACTACTTTACAAATAGAAAAAGGTAAATCAGAATTTTCTATTAATAAACTACAACAAGAAGCACAATTAAAAATGCAGCAAATGCAAACGCAATTCCAATTTGATAAACAATTAAAACAAATGGAAATAGACAGACTTGCTACTAAAGAAGGAATGATAGAAGATAGAAAAGATCAAAGAACAAAAATTGAAGGTAGTCAACAAAGTGAAATGATAAACCAAAGAAACTTAAACCTACCACCTATAAATTTTGAAACAGGTGGACAATCAACCGACTCTATACCAGAAGGTATATTGTCTTAATTATTAATTATTATATTATATTATGTCAGAAGAAGTAAAAGAGGCTCCTGATGGAGTTTTAGAACAAGGTGAATTTAAAATAAAAAAGAAACCTAAAAAATTAGTTAGCAATAATGAAACTTTAAAAGTAGATTTATCTAAACCAAAAGAAAGTTTAATTGAAGAAAAAGAAGAAACAACAGAAAGTAAAACTGAAGAAAAAGTAGAAGAAGTTGTTCAACAAGAATCTCCTGTAATAGAAGAAATAAAAGAAGAAACAAAACAAGAAGAAGTAAAAACAGAAGAGCCAAAGAAAGAAGTTGAATCTTTTAATGTACCAGAAAACTTACAAAACTTAGTTAAGTTTATGGAAGATACAGGTGGAGATATAAATGACTATGTTAGGTTAAATACTGACTATAGCACTGTAGATGAAAAAACTTTATTAAACGAATATTATAAAAGCACTAAACCCCATCTAGATCAAGAAGAAATAGGATTCTTAATGAAAGATAATTTTTCATACGATGAAGAACTAGATGAAGAAAGGGATATACGTAAAAAGAAAATAGCGTATAAAGAAGAAATTGCAAAAGCCAAAAACTTTTTGGAGGAAACAAAAAACAAGTATTACCAAGAGATCAAGTTGAGACCTGGTACTACTAAAGAACAACAAAAAGCAATGGACTTTTTCAATAGATACAACGAGAACAAACAACGTGCAGACAAGCAACATGAAGAGTTCCTTAACAGGACAAACGATTATTTTACTAAGGATTTCAAAGGTTTTGAGTTTAACTTAGGAGATAAAAAGTTTAATTATGCTGTTAACAATGCTGAAGAAATAGCTAAAGATCAAGCAGAACTACAAACATTCGTTAAGAAGTTCTTAAACGACGATGGTTCTATAAATGATCATAAAGCTTATCATAAAGCAATGTATGCTGCAAGAAACTCTGATAACATAGCCAAACACTTTTATGAACAAGGCAAAACCGACGGAATAAAAGATATGGTAAATAAATCTAAAAATATAGATACAGCTTCACGTCCACAAAACAATGAAGATATATTTATAGGAGGTTTTAAAGTTAAAGCAGTTTCAGGCGTTGATAGTTCTAAGTTGAAAATACAAAAAAGAAAAAAATAAAACTTAAAACTAAATAAAATGAGTTTATCTGGAGGGAGTTTTCCCGCGTCCATAGTACCTGCTCAACAAAGAATGACGTTATCATCTAACTTTCTTTCTTTTAATAGCGAAAGCACAGGGGCTGGACAAAATATGAATAACTTTGCTCAACAATACCTACCGGAATTGTATGAAGCAGAGGTTGAAAGATACGGAAACCGAACATTAGCTGGTTTCTTGAGAATGGTTGGCGCTGAAATGCCTATGACTTCTGATCAAGTAATTTGGTCTGAACAAAATAGACTTCACGTTGCATACAAAGGTTTAGCTGCTAACATTAGTATTGCCAATAGTGGTTCTACTACTGCTAAAATTACAGTTGAGCCATTATTAACTGGAACAGGCCCAGGTGGTAGTAATTTAACAAAAATTGCTGTCAGAGTTGGTCAAACAGTTCTTTTATCTGACCAAGCTACAGGTTTAGTAACAATGAAAGTTTTAGTTACGGCTTTAAC